GTCTTATCAAATGGAATGATAGTTGTGCCAGTTTGTCGATCTTTTATTCTATAATACGCTTCATCTAGAATAATCGTCTCTAATTTTCTAGGGAGCTTATATGCTGGAGAATTTGCTGATGCGTCGATATCTTCAATAAAAAATCTAATCGTTGCTTCCGTGTCTTTATCATATTCAGCATGGGCGCCAACCGGGGTTATAAGAAGCTTTCTATTAGCAAATCCACCCACTACGCGGTCGGCCTTTTTCACGGTAATTGAGCCCGTATAATATCCAACAGTTTTATCCATCGAAGACCAGATTTCTTGAAGCTCTAATTTATCATTATTCTTTAACGTTTGAAAGAATGTAGAGTTAAAACGGTTAAGATTAAATGTGCCAGAATATACGCCAACCATCCCTGAACCGTCAGTTGATCCTGTATGTTGCGATGCTGTCACAAAAATGTTTGCTTCTCTAGCTATATCTCCAGATGAAGATACAAAACGAAGAAGAATACAATCTTCACCCGTGAGCTGTGTTAATGATGAACCACTTACAAGATTTTGGGGTCGGCCGGATGTTAGGTTTTTCAAAAATAAACTAGATGAAACGTTGAATAAAAGTCCCCTATGCTTGTCTTGAATACTGTCATCCCAAGTAACTATTACACGAGGGGTGATTAGCGGATTTCTAGCATGTCTCGAAGCAAAGCGTTTTGCAAATCGAGTTTTTCGATCTGTCTCTGATGAACCGCTAAAAGAAATTCTCCATCCATGGTTTTGAATTACTCCAGCGATGGATGCTGACACTACTTTTGTAATATCAAGTGAAAGCTTACCGGGTCCTTCATCGAAATATTGGGTTGATCCGAAATCAAGAACATCGCTGCCGATAGTACCGCTTATCATGTAATCTATTCCAGCGTCCCCCAAAATTCCTCTTTCTCCGGAGCCAGATAGATTCCACAACAACGATGAATCTCCATCATACGATGCCGTTATGAAATTTGCTGCGTCTACATCACTAAAGTTACCAACGTTTCTTCCTGACCCTTCTTCGAATGATCTTGAAAGAGGGTAACCAACAACATAAAAATTCTTTGGTACGGGAGCGCCTAATACAACCTCAAAAAGCTCGAGCTTGACATTAAAAGATGGATGATTTAAGTCTAGCGAAGAAGATGTAAGTTTTGACAGCGGTGAATAATCAAACTTTACTAAAATTCTTGACAGCTCGTCTACCGAAGATGTAATTCGTGTTGATGCAGAAATGTAACTTGACTCATTCCAAAGCTTAAATAAATCCAGCGTTCCCGCACGACCAACGTTACCATCTGTCGCTTTAAACTTACTATCTATCACTTTGTTTGTGATGTATGTATCAGCGCTGGCTGTTAGAATATAAAACATATCTTATCTCACCGTCACTACAATATCCTTAGCCGGATATTTCATTTCAAATATGCTGCCCGGTGGACCTACTACCATTTGTTGATACGTATTACCCTCAACGCTAAATGAAACGTCGCTATACTGTCTTTCTTCCACCAAACCCGTTAAATTAACAAGCTTGATTTCAACCATTGATATAACACCTTCGCTATTAAGCACAGAGTTTATAATGTCTGCATATGCGATGGGCATATCAATCTGCATATTTTCAGTCCGTAGAATTCCTGTAAGGTTGGTTATGATAGTTTGAGCAACTTGCGATTTATTAGAATCTGGATGCGCGACGACATCGATATTAACTGCAAAATTAATAATTCTAGCATCCAAAATATCGTAAGCATCACTTACCGCCCTAAACTCGTTTAGATAAATTCTAAGATTCTTTTTGAGCGTATCCGAAGACATCGCAAGTTTTTTCCTCTTATCTCTAGAAATAATGAATATTTGAGATGCTAATGAATTAATAGGGTTAGGACGAAGGCCGACGCGATAGACCCGGCCGAATGCATTTGGTAGCGTGTATACCCTAGCAATAAGATCTTCTTTCGTTATGATACGCCCCTGCGCTGCACGACTTGACGGAATCAATGCCCTTAATTCGTTGATTGTAGGAGCGCGGTCTCCATCAAGGGCTGGTAGCGGATTCGAGCAATCTACCGAGCCCCGAACTAGACCAGCTGCGGATGCAGACGCGGTAGAGGAAAACCCCAAGAACAATGTTGTGACGGTCTTAATCGTATCAGACCCCACATTATGTTTTAGACCTCCACCAGCGCGGTACGTAATCGTGAGAGTTGTATTTCTTGGAGAGATACCCAACGTTTGCGTTTGAAGCATAGAATTTGGGTCTATAGTAAATCTTGTGAATGTATTTTTTCCATATAGCGGAAGTGCAAGCTCGGCAGGATCTGGAATAATGTCATTGTCTAAAGTTTTTGCATTTCCAGAACCGAACCGTACAGTCGTTAGCTTTGTATTATAGTCATATGATTTAATGAATCTATAGGGGGCCGGAATAACTTCAAGGTTATAACCTACAGAGTCACTGTCTTCAGACAAGTTAATAATCTTTCTAAAAACAGTATCCTGTGATAATGACTCCACCTCATAATACAAGTTACCGTCGCTATCTTTAATACTAATCACGTCGGTGACATTCTCATCAGGTAGTGTGAGTGTACGAAATGGTTTATGGATATTTGGAATAGCTGTCTTAAATTCTTTTCGATAACCTGATAGACAAAGACCAGACCTCATAACAACATAAGACGTGGGAGTTCCGTCTTCAGCTGTCTCTACAACAACTGACTCATAGAGATAATTACCGTCTGAATCTTTCTCTGCAAAATCTAGATCAACTAGAAGGTTAAACGGTACCGCATCATTAGAGGTGAAAGTTGACAATGCACCGACTGAAGGAAGCAATGCGGATTTTGGTGCTGTATTGCCGCTGATTGTATCTGCTGGAATCTCAAAATATATTTTAAGCATTACCACAGAAGGTGAAGCACCGTGAACTTTTACGCCGGCATTTCGTAAATGTTTTTGAATATTTTTTGTCTCAATTGCAGTAGACCAATTGAGCTCATTAAATTGATGATCAAGATAAAATGACATTGAGTCACCAACAAACGCGGCCATATCTAAAAGTAAGCCGCCGAGACTCACATCAGAGAAATCCTGGATCCTATCTGAAAAATATAGTTTCGCATGCTGATACAGCGCGTTACGAAAAGACTCAAAATCTTTTGCCAGATAATTTCGTCTTACCTCATTTTTCAAATTTCTTTTTACATTTATTCCCATTTTTATCCCGCGCTATAAATTAGTATTTCCATCCCACGCGCTTTTGTTTTAAGCTTGGGGACCTTATACGATAGCTTGACGCCCACCTTGGCTACCTCTTTATTATCAAAGTGTTCTATTATCGGCTCGAATGTAATCAATGCGACATAGGGCATCCATCGATTACAGGCCTGAGTGATTCTATTCATCGCCTCTGTTGATCCTGCTGACGTCTGCATTTCGAATGCAAGCTCCAGTAAATTCGCACCTAACATTGGCTGCCCTAATCTCTCCCCATGATTAGTTAAAATTAGGTTGATTAGGTTATCATGGATCTGATCTGCGAATGATGTATGCATTTGAATAAAGTCTACACCGGAATCTGCCAATGCGACAGGGGTCTTTATTCCGACTGGTGGGGCACGAGTCGATCTAGAATCGAGTTCAGCTTGCCTCTCGTAAGAGGTACCCACAGACTTAAAATTATAAACTGTGCTATTTGCTTTTCTAGTTACAGCCATGATCTACCACCCATACTAAATATTCGCTTAGAGAAATAGTGGTGTGATAAGTCACAACCTAAGCAAATCAATAAAAAGTTACATTAACATTCCAGTACCAGTGCCCATACCGGCACCAGTAACTGGGCCGGCGACCGTAGCGCCAATCGCAACGCCAGCAAGGACTGTCACCACTTGTGTCGTTACCATTGCCTGAATTGTATAGTCATGGATAGCATTTGCTAACTTTGTTGCGAGAGCTTGATTAATATCTGTCGGACTTGGACCGTCCTCATCTCCGGGTGAAATTTCTCGACCGGCTTCTTGAAGAGCTAAAAAAATCTCTGCTTCTAACTGTGGTTT